GGTAAAGTTAACGTCGAAGACGTTCTATATTATGAAACTCTTAAGAATGAGTTAAGAGCCGATAGTAAAGTAAACAAACCCCGATCTTTTAGAGTATGTCCTTTAGCTTTATGTTTATTAACAAAGAAATATGTAGGTAATCTTTTTAAACACGTAGTCAAAAATAAATGGTTTAACCAAATAATGATAGGAGCTAATCCTTATGCAGATTGGGACCGCTTATACGAAGAACTTACTCTTAATGCAGCATTATATTTTGACGGTGATTTAGGAAATTATGATGGAGGTCAAGCTGCCCAAATGCAAGACAAAGTACACGAAAAAGTTAAAAATAGATATAAAGGTAAAAATCCCCAAGTTTTAGAATTTGTTTTAGAAAATGTAGTTAGAGCATTTGTTTTAACCCTTAATAATATAAGAGTAGGTACACATTCCATACCATCTGGATCTTGGATTACAGCATTATTTAATAGTTTCAATAATAGAGGATATACTGCATGTGTTTATTATATTAATAGTTTACTTCAAAATAAAAAACCAACAGTTAGCGAATACTTAACTATAAAAGATTTTGTGTGTGGTGATGATAAACTCTGTTCTGTTCCTCGTAGTTTACAAGACAGAGTCAATGCTATTACCATGCGCGAATTTTTTGAAGATATAGGTATGACGTTTACAAATGGTGATAAAACTCCAATAGTTGAAAAAGGTAGACCTCTCGATACTTTAACATTTTTAAAACGTAGCTTTCTTTATCACAAACAACTTAATAAAATAGTAGGACCTCTTTCCACTGAAACTCTTAGTAATAGTATCCAATGGGTTGATAGTAAAAAAGACGCTAATATTGTTATGAAAGGTAAATTGGAAGCTTATCAAAGAGAAATGTATTTACACGAAGAACTTTATAAAAATGATATTGATAATTTAGAAAATCACTGCAATAATAATAATATTAATTTTACTAGATTACCTTTAGAATATCTTAAAAATTTATTTACTTACGACTTAGATGAAGCTTTTTATTTATATAAACGAGATTTCGATAAAAATTATAATTAGATACGTTAAATGCCTTTAGGATCAGGCAGCGCACATTTTTATAGTTTATCAATAATTAGATCCTATGATCATCAATAGTTTTAGTATGATTTAAAATATAACAAACTCCAATTAATAATGAAAATAATAATAATAATAATAATAGTAATAGTTACAATGGAACTAGCAATAGTTCAAATGACCCCCAAGCGTTAATGTCCGAAACTAGTAGTTCACCTTCTGTTAATAATATGTATCCTAATAATACGAATCATCATCGTTTAGAAAGTACTAATTACACTCCGATTAGTGACAATAAAGTAGAAGAACAAAATCAAGATACAAACGACATATCTACATTTATTAAAGGAACAGCATCTACTATTCAAACTAGAGATGTAGCTTCTCAAAAACGCCGTTATGCAACTTTACCACCAACTCATATGCCAGATTCAATGAAATTAGACGTAACTCCTTGGTTACGTCGTCCTTATTGTGTTGGCACTTCCACCTGGAGAACGACTGATAATAGATTTTCAGTTTTAACTCTTCCCCTTAATCGTTTACCCAGAGACGCTATAAATGCAAATTCATCCTTATCTAGTTTAATGCGTGGAGCTGGTTTGTATCGTATGAAAATGTGTATAAATATATCATGCACTGGTACTCTTGTTCATCAAGGAATGTTAATAGCAGCAGTAGTGCCTCCTTTACAAGGCAGTACAGCCCTATATGACAGTGATGATGGATATAGAATTAATACGTTTTTATCTGGTCCACACGCATTTATATCTGCCAATGAAGCTTCCAGCGTTTGTGTTGAAGTTCCTTTTTATTGTGCCACTGATTTAGATATTTTAGACACTACTCCCACTTCCGGTACATCTAATTCCACGGCCAATTCTTCTCCACCTTCTAATGTAGCAAATTTAGTAGTTATGGTTTTAAATCCTTTAGTAGCTTCTACAGGAGCTAGCACTAGTTTAACTTTATTGTATGAAGTAGTTTTTGAAGAATTAGAATTGTACGTCCCGTCTCCCAAATTAGCTACTTTTACTACAACTGCTCCAACTTCGTTCAATGGTGAAATGTTTTCTACTATTTCTACAGCTTTAGATTCTACCACTTCTTTTGCGAAAAAGACTTCTGCAGATTTTATAGACAATATACGACAAACTTTTAAAAATTATACTGGTTTACACAATCCGAACAATTCTAAATTAGACGTTAAACATAATATGTCATTAAGAAATTATATTAATGTAGTTGATTCAGGAACTAATTTTGAGAAATTGGATCCTAATTCAGAAATAGATAGAGTAGTAACAGAACCCATTTTTAACACAACTATAGATGAAATGATGATTAAAAACATCATTTCAAAACCTCAATATTTAGGAACTTTTAAAGTAAATACGACTATGAATGCAGGAGCTTTATTGTGGTCTAGACCAATTAGTCCATGGCAAGGCGGCTGCAGTCAAGGTAAAATTATAGCTAATAATATAGAACTTTTATATAATAATACAAGAGCTTGGAAAGGTGATTTAGAAGTTTTAATTCAGTCATCTTGCACAAATAAACATTCAGTTAAATTAAAAGTAATTAAGTACTATTTTCCTCCTACTAACGTAAACTCTAGTTATCCCATTATGAGCGGAGTGTGTAGTGCGCCTTCTGATCTATTGGAGTATTCAGGAGGAAATCAAACACATTCTTCTCATCTTCCTTTTGTTGCACGTAATAATATTATGTATAATAGTCGCGATCAATCCGTTCCAGCACTTTGTCACGGAGTGTATTACATTTACTTAGCCCAACCTTTAGTTATTGGTGATTCCATTCCTACAGAAATAGAATTTAATGTTTATATGCGAGCCAAAGATAATTTTCAATATTTTGGTTATTCTACAGAAGTAGGTAAGGCAATACCCTCAAATACAGTTACATTTAGTGACACGAAGCTAGTAGACAATAATTTAATAGATTTAAATAGTACTACCCGGTTAGATAGTATCAAAGAAATATTTGGTGAATCAGCTAAAGTAATGAATAACCCTTCAGACCAACAACAATTATTAAGTTCAAATAGCAATGAAAAAGAAATTTACAGCAATAGAATACCACCATTAGTTGACATCCGTCCTTTAATAAGAAGAATGCAGTGTGGTTGGGTTGGTACAGTAGATACTGACACAGTTGGTACAGTAAACGTTAATGTAGATTTATCTCCCTTGTTAGTTGAAGCTTATGATAGTTTTTGGCGTGGTTCCGTAGAACAAATTCCAGCTATGTTTTATGGTAAGCACGCAGGTCTTAAATTTAAATTAAAAGCTAGTCCAGCAGCAAAAATTTTAGTCACATATGTTCCACCTAATATAGGAGTTTTACCAGCTAATAGTACTGTTAATAACACCTTGCTTCGTACTTATCCTGACTTAACCTTTATAAACCACTTTACAGACTATAATAATAATGGCGCTTTTCCTCTTCCTGTAGTAGAATTTCCCGTTACTTGGCAAAATACTCCTTCTTCAACTCAATGTGAATATGAATTTTCTATCCCTAATGCCTCTTTGTATAAGTATATAGGTGGACCAACAAAAATGGGTAAGACTGTAGTACCAAATGAATTAGCAGTTGGCGATTTAGGCTATATTGTTATAAATACCACAGGACCTCCCAACACAAAAGTAGATTTAGCCTTATATTACGCGTACACAGATGAATCCAGATTAGGTTTTCAAGTAATAGCTCCCATTATTAGACGTTTAACGCAAGGTACAAATAATAATTTAGTTACTCCTTTTCGCAATTTTCTTTCTACAGCTACTCCTAGTGTTACTCCAAACAAATTTCTTTATTATTCAACTCTTAGTACAACTTATTCTTAGTATTTAATAATAATAACATAACAAACAAAATGCCAGTATTATTTACGGCCTCAATATTCTCTCTCTAATTTAATATTCTCCAAACATTAGCGGGGGATATTAAATAATACGCTAATGGTTGGGGCCACAAAT